AACTCCCAGAATAAACTCCCAACCACAATCGACGAACTCCTCGACTACCCAACCGCAGCCGAGGACATGACCGACCAACAACTTACAGAACTCCTTCGTCCATTCTTCCCAGCCACGCGCCCCGGCAAGTTACTAGCTGCTAGCGCAGATGCTGTAGGTCGCATGTCTGCGGCTATGTCGGACGAGGAACTTCTGGCATTGGCAAGGAAACGTAAGGCTGAAAGAGAACAGAATAAAACAACATGAAATTATTAACCTTAGAGTGGATACCACGTAAAGTAACACACGGTCTTGGCACGTACCACGAAGCCGACACCTGTCAAGCCGGACCTTACCGCGCATACATTACCAATAATGATAAGCCCTCCAAATATCCGCTTCCTTACGTCCTATTCTTATCATGTCGTGCAGATAATGAGAAGACCACATATCACACCACCATCGAAGAAGCTAAACAAGTAGCTACGCAAGAACTCTCAGAGAACGTACATAAACTCTGTACCCAGCTAGGCTACGTCTTACCACAATAACATCATGCACTTCGAATACATAGAAGAACAACTCCCGGACGTTCCTATCCTCTACCTCAACGCCTCATCCCTTAAGGTTACCGCTTGCCGCCGACACTACGGCATGATGGTCAACGGATACCAAGGCGTTGACGGAGACACAACCCAACGTGACATCGGTTCGGCAATGCATAAGTTTGCTGAACTGTTCACCCGTACAGGTGACCACGCTGAGTCCGTCCTTCGTGCCTCTCAAGCATGGCCTCAAGTATCGCGACAGGTTATCATTGCCGCTGCCGCGCGCCGACAAGACGTGGTCTTACCGCCTCCTATCATCCTCGAAGGTGAACCACTCGTAGAGATTAAGTTCTCTATCCCTTGGTTCCTCGTGACTGAAGCAACACAACCTGTCTGTCAGATTATCCTGTGCGGTACGATGGATCATCTAGGCTACGATGGCGCTGTCCGTCTTATCGACTACAAGTCTACAGCCTACGCTATCGTTAAGTACGCATTAGATAAGTACAAACATGAGACACAGTTCATGTTCTATATGGCCGTGCTCCGTAAGTTCGGACACCGTATGCTACCGTTACACCTTCACAACCTTATCGTTGAAGGTAAGTTCTCTTCTCAAGTCTGTATCATTCAGACTTCAGCAAAGGAACCACGCTGGTCTCTCGGACCTAAGTCGTACATGACGGAAGATCAGTACAACCTGTACTTCCAGATGTTGGAAGACCTACTTCCTACTCTTGTCCGTTCTTTCCGTGACTCTTCATTCGCCACGCCCGACGGCATGCTGCGCAACGCCTGCCAATACTGTGGCTACAAGTCCTACTGTTACGCTAAGGACTCACATGAAGCTGGCCTTGCGCTTGCTTCCTTCAAGATTGAACCTTATAATCCGATTAAAGAACGCACATCATGAGTGGACTCGTACTTGGTAAACCCGCAGCGAAACCCTCCCTTGTCTCCCCAACGGCTGGCGCGCCCGCCGCGCCTGCCGCTTCCGGAAGCCCCGTGGCTGGATCTTTGTCTTCTCCCGGTTCGCCCCTCGGGCCCGGCAAGACAAACAACCTAACACTTCCACCACTTCCAGCTTCTCTCAATAGACAGAAGCCAGTGGCAAACATCCTTATCGTTGGTGAGTCTGGCTCCGGTAAGACTCGCTCGCTTAAGGATCTCAACTGGCCGTCCGGAACTATTGCATTTATTGACACCGAGTGCAAGGGCTTCGAGTGGCAGCACCTTATCCCTGACGACTGTTACTTCCCTTGCCGTACATTCGAGGAAGTAATGCAAGTAATCAAACACGTCGAAGCCAACCCTAAGTTCACTATGGGTGTGATTGATTCGTTCACAGGCTTCAATGCGCGTACGTTTGATTCCTGTAATAGTAAGTTCGCAGGCTTCGACATTTACTCACAGACAAACCTACACTCTATCCGCTTTGTCGAAGCCTGTAAGTCAACACGCGTGCGCTGGATTGTCACAGCTATTCCTGAGATTCTCTCCACTGAATCTACAGGCAACACAGTTGGCGTAGTTATCAAGCGTGCCGCAGTCATTGGTCGCGCTATCGAAGGCAAAGTCGAGAGCTACTTCTCTTACGCTGTGTTCCTTAAAGTCATCGCTTCTCCCGGTAAGAAGTCCGAACACTACTACGTCTTGCAGACAGACGGTAAGACACAGGCTAAGATCCCTGAGGGCGTGACTACTGAGGTACAGATTGAGAACTCTATGGCTAAGCTTCTTGGGATTATTGAGAAGGCTGAGTCTGGTAAGTGACTAACACAACAACCTACCTGCGGGTAGGTTGTAGCTAGTTACTAATCAAACAAAGTTATGAAAAAACAAACTACTAAATGAAAACCCGTATCATCTCCACAACTCTACCTCACATCTGGGTAGACCCAAGCAATAACGAATGCACCGCCGACGTGTTCGGCGCTCGGCTACTCTCTGCCGAAGAACTAACCATCTACATCGCTCGTGTATCTAACCCTTCCAACCAAACCAATACAGATACAGCACCTAAGCTCCTAGCTTACTGTATCCGTAACGGACATTGGTCTGTGTTCGAGCATGTGCATATGACTGTAGAGATTGAGACATCTCTTGCTATCGCTACACAGATCCTGCGTCATAGATCGTTTACGTTCCAGCAGTTCTCGCAGAGGTACGCGGATATTGCAAAATTGAATAGCACTACATTGACAGATGAAGATCTTGAGATGCGCTGGAAAGCCAATGGCGGCAACAGGCAAGGCTCAGGAGATGTTGTAACAAATCAGGCTCTATTACATAAAGCCAATGAAGCTCTCGACAGCGCCTGTTATGTGTACCGCGATCTCATGTCCGCCGGTGTCGCACCCGAGTCCGCACGCTTCGTCCTACCTCAATGCACAAAGACCCGTCTCTACATGACAGGTAATCTCCGCTCATGGATCCACTACCTTACCCAACGCCTCGACCCGCACACCCAGAAGGAACACCGTGAAGTTGCTGAGTCTATCCTCGGACATTTCAAGGGACAGTTCCCGATGACGTATGAAGCCTGTGTTAACATTGAGATTCCTGCACGTAAATTGTTCCCTTCGTAACTTGGCACGCACATAGCTTACATAGAATTACCTGCGTTTGGGGCGCAGTCTGTCACGTGTGTGACAGATAACAGCAACTAGGTTATTGGTCAAAGTCTCTTAGTTGCTGCCAATTTAGTACGGAAGCAGGGATGGCCGTTAGCGATAGCTAAGTGGGTTCAAGGTCCACCTTCCGTACTTCGTTCTTTAGCATGGCCCGGATAACCTTTCCGGATAACGACAGCCACGTAAGTGGATAGTGAAGATTAGTTAACACGCCATGCTTTTACTTTCGACCGAGTGGTGAACTGGAAATCACGTTAGGTTGCTTAGCCGCTCGCTAACATATGCAGGTTCGAATCCTGCCTCGGTCACCAAAGAGTGGTTCGTCTAATGTAAGACTGTGGCCCTTAAGCCGCGCAATGTAGGTTCGAGTCCTACACCGCTCACTGTTCTTTAGTCAGTCGAATGCCCGTGGGAGTACATTCTGTTAAAATTATCTCTCACACCTTTTGTCGACTGGCAACTTTGACCACACGATAAGTGGGTACGCTGTTCGTACCTTTGTTGTTCTGCTCCTGGGTCGCTTATCGTGTGGTCTTTATCTTCGCCTTGAAAGACAGGCTGCCTAGTAGTGTAGGTGAATGAGTACAAGGTGCGACCGAGCGCCAGAGAAAACACTACATCGGTCAATTTTGACAACCTGCCATGCTGCACAGGGAGAACCTGTGAGGGAGTAGCGTTGAGGAGCGCTGTGTGGTGGTAGTTGGACCTCTCATGAAACAGCAGGTTGTCTTTAGATTTAGCTAGGTGATAAGTACGCTGTGAACGTAGCAGCAGAAAGGCATCAAGCTCCGGTGTAAATCCGGCGAGCACCGTGCGATACGCGGACGATTTCCTTACGGAAAACAAGAAACAAAAACAAGTAACCAAAAGATAACATGGCAATCGTACGCAAGTCTGGTCTCCCTGACAATACTGGCCCTATCCCTCAGGACGTTTACACCTTGGCCATCAAGTCTGCCGAGCACAAGAAGTCCTCGAACAATTCGGACATGCTCGTGCTTACCTTGCAGATCGTTTCGCCTGTGAGTGTGCCGCGTGAGGGTAAAACATGCAAGACAGGTGGCCGCACTGCGGTTCACCGCATTGTCGTTACTGAGAAGTCTGACATGTGGGTTAAGGAGTTCGAACAGTTGCTTGGCGCTGAGCTTCCTGAAGACATTGACACGGAAGACCTGTGCAAGACTGCGGCTCTGGCACTTAACCCGTCCGACGAGAATCCGATCCAGTACCTGATCAACGTGGAGCTTAAGCCTGTCGAGCGTTACAAGTTCGATCCGGCTACGAAGAAGGACGTGATCGGTGAAGATGGTCAGAAGATTGTCACTGGCTATACGTTCGAGCGAGTGAGTCGTGTGTGGCCTCAGGCTTGTACGGCTGAGGTTGCTGGACTGTAACCTACTAACTGTTATGCCAGAAGATAACATCAGTGACGCGTCAATCGTCACCAACAAAGAACTTCGACGTGATATCGACGTTCTTATCCAACAGCTAAAGTCTGCTGCACCATCACGTGAGCGTGCGCTGGCAATTACCAAGTTGCAGGAAGCTGTCATGTGGTTGGGCATGGACCTGAAGCGTATCGCTGACGCTCGTCCTGAAGTGTTGCCTAATCCGTATCCTAACTCCAAGGATCCGAGTAACACCACGGTTGACCCGACAGCGGATAAGCTCAAGCTGTAAACTATCTAACATCCTCACGGGGCGCAGGCATACAACCTGCGCCCCTTTTTATTTCATGAGACACATCCACTTCATCCTCTCCTATCGTTCACGATACGACATCACGAACAAAGAGTTCTGTGGACCAGCCAAGGATATCCTCGATGACTTCGCCCAAGGTGGACAATTCACATACTCCACTTCCTACGCCGATGAACCACTCATCCCACAACATTCTCATTACGTCCTCGCTGGCAAGGCTGCATGGGCGCGTTACAACAAAGCTGACCGCGACGTCGGCCATGTATTTACTCATGGTACATCTACGCTTGTTTGCTCCTACCATCCACAAGACGCCGAGGATGTACGAAAGATCGAGAATGACGGCTTCGACGCGGGCGACGAAGAGGACGATGGAGGCACCGGTAAAGACTCAGCCATCACAAACCGCGCGAACTATCGTTTCTGGCTCGCGGTACACATTGACAAGCTCTTCTCTGTCTACAAGCCCGCACCATATCATGTTCGCACCGAGCCTCTCTGGCACGCAGGATTCCCAGACTCCACATACCTCTACTTAGACATCGAGTCACACCCGCCGTCCGACACCTTGCAGTGTATCTCCGTAGCCTTCGACACCGGCTCAGTGTTCGCACAAACTATCTACGACTACAAAGGTAACCTCACGCCCGACGCCATTCGTTCTATGGTCTGGCTTGTCCGTGCACTGAAACGCTACACAGTCGTAATCCACAATGCGAACTTTGATCTGCCTTTCCTTGCAATGTTCCACTCCATCACCCATGGACAGAACATCCAAGACACTATGCTTATCTGGCACCGTATGTTCCCGGAAGCCGATAAGTCCCTTGCGCACGTAATCCAAGCACTGACGAACCTACCTTACCACAAGGACGAAGCCGGTACGTTTACGCCGCATAACTTTCAGCAACAGGCTCAGCTTCTTGCGTACAATGCCCGTGACGTCTACGCTTTGCGCGAAGTACACAAGGCAATGCTGCCACTCAATCCTTCCTCCCTCTCCGTCTGCGAATCCATCGCTGACTATATCTTCACAGGACTCGTAGGCTTCTACATTAACAACGCTAAGCTCCTCGCACATAAGCTCCGACTGCGCCGCGAACTCGATCAGCTTACCCGTGTGTTCCGTATCCTAACAGGAGATCCAAACTTCAACCCTAACTCCGGTAAGCAGGTAGGCTCTTGGCTATACGAAGGTCTACTGTATCCTGTCCGTGATACCACAGACTCTGGCGCACCTGCCACCGACGCAACCACTCTTTACAAACTTCTCGCAGATCATCCAAAGAATGTAGCGCTACAGTTCCTACTTGAAATCAAGGAGACCTCTAAGCGTCTATCTTCTCTCGGATACGAACCATTCATTCAACCTAAAGCACGATGATAAAACAAGAGAAAAACGAATCGGTCGCACGGTCTATTATGCGACCTGTGGAGATTTCTGCAGAAGACGCACGCGTCTACGAGGATAATCCTCGCTGGGAATCCTATCCTAAGCTTAACGGTGTCTTTGCTCGCTGGGATCCTTCGCGCAAGAAGTTCTTCTCTAAGCGTGGCATTGTGTTCAATGAACACTTAATACCACACCTGTACCGTAAATACAGTATCTTCGAGAATGCCTTCGACGGAGAGATCTGGTCACCTTATCTTACGCTTCAACAGATCTGTGGAGCCTTGGCCCATGAACGTGATAAGCCTGCACCTTACTACGAAGAGTTGATGTACATTCCATTCGATATGCCTTATGTTGGAGGTCCATGGACTAACAGATTGAATAGATTGTTCGACCATCCTGAACCTACAATCGCCGGTGTTTTGTATAGTTCAGGTATAGCTAACGCCGACAACTGCGACGGCACAATCTACCGTTACTCTCCCGGCATTTACCAAGCAGGTCCGTGCGGTAACGTACTAAAAGTTAAGTCGTGGAAAGACTGCGAACTCGATGTCATCCGCGCCGAGCGCGGCACACCCACTTCTTCCTACCACGACGTACTCGGCAACCTTGTTTGCCGTTTCCGTAACACAACTGTCTCCGTAGGCTCTGGCTTCTCCTTCGAAGAACGTGCAGAGTTCATCCACAATCCGCCGTCTCGCATTAAAATCAAATACCTTTCTCTATCACCTGATGGAATCCCGTTGAATCCATCTTACATTGGTCTTGACCTCTAGGCATAACGATAGCTTACATTAGAATCCTATGACATGGAAAGAATTCACGGCAGCAACAGAGAAGTTTGAACTGACCAGAAATGATGCGCCCC